ACTTGGGTATTTCAGCTTTGGAACCAGGTTCTTACAACGAAACATTTGCATTAGCAGGTGCTTACTCTGACTTATTGGTTAACCAATTCCAGAAAGCAAACGACCAATTCCTTTGGCAGCAAGTATCAGGTTCAGCTTCATCATTCGGTGGAACTTGTGAATCTTCAGGTTTGTTAAGATTATTGTCTTCTGGTTCTGCTGGTTCAGCAATTACCGATTCAGCTCAAATCGTAGCTTCAGCTACTACTCCTACCTTAGCTAACTTGGATGCAATGATCGCTGCTCTTCCTACTGACGTAGCAGACCGCGAAGACTTGACATTCTTCATGAGTGTAGGTGCATTCCGTAACTTCGTAGCAAACGTTCGTTCAGCTAACTCTTACTACTTCGATCCTAATAGCATCAGCAACCGCGGTGGTATCTTGGAAATGGTTTACCCATACCAAAACATTAAAGTAGTAGGTACTGTAGGTATCAACACTGGTCGTATCGTATTAGGTCCTGCCAAGCAAATCGTTGCTGGTACAGATTTAATGAGCGATTTCTCACAATTCCAATTGTGGTACGATATCAACACTGATCAATTGCGTCACAGAATCTCAACTAAACTTGGTGTAAACGTAGCTTACCCTGAGTTCTGGGTATCTAACAACGTCTAATTCTAACCCTTAAAACAGAACAATATGGCAACTTGTGATATTACTTCAGGTTTTACTCTCGGATGTAGAGATAACACCGGTGGATTAAAAAACATTTACATCCTTAGTGGTTCTGTTGATTCAGTAACGGGTTCAGGAGCAACTGGCTTAATTACAGCAATCTCAGGTAGCGGTGTATTTTATAAGTTTGAATTAACTCGTCAAACTGGAGACTACACAGAAACTATTAACGGTTCAACCGAAAATGGTACTGTGTTCTTCGACCAGACAGTTAACGCTTCATTCCACAAAATGCAATCAGCTACTCGTAACCAGATTCGTTTGTTAGCTAAGAACGTTACTCTTAAGATGATTGTTGAAACCAACAACGGTTCAGTTGATGGTGTAGGTAAGTTCTTCTACTTAGGTGAAGAAAATGGTTTATCATTGAACGCAGGTCAAGGCCAAACTGGTACTGCCTTCGGAGATGCTAACGCTTACCAATTAACTTTCAACGGACAGGAACCTGACCCCGCTTCAGAAATCAGCGGTTCAGACTTGACAGCAATTCTTGCAGGGATTACAGTATCCTAAGAATTAAGATAAAGGAAGGGGTTATGCTGCTTATGCATAGCCCCTACTCCTTTCTCACTTAAAATATTTAGTATAAATGCTTCAGTTCGATAAATCACTTACTACAAATACTAATGCTGTTTGGATTGAAACAGTAAATACCTCTTCAGGATATTATGATTCTTTAGCTGTAGTATATAGTCAGTCCTATGATTTATCATCAGGACAATTCGATTTAATTACAGTTTCTACACCTAATATGTTTAGAAATTGGTTAATTATTTCAAATTCAGGAAGTGAAGTACCAGCCCCTACAGGTCAATATGATGCTGAAATATATACTTTAACTGACCCTAGGGAACCAAGATGGGCTTTCACAACAGACGTTTGGTCTACAACTACAGAAAAATGGGCAACATTTGGTGAACCTCAACTTGACGAATTAATTTATTCTGATAGAGCTTGGATTTCAGGCAGCAACGGACAAGAGATTACTCAATATGTATCATCAAACGAATACGGAAAATATACAACGTACAATGGATAATAAGTTTAATTTCAAGAGTATAAAGAAAGCGTTTGCTGATAGAGTAAGACCCTCTGAATCAATTTATACTTCTAAAAATAACAGTTACGTTAAGTATGGAGAATTTAATGATTTTCCAAGACACTTAATTGACTTATACAATAATTCCTCAATTCACTCTACTTGTGTAAACGCAATTGTAGATGGTATTGTTGGTGAAGGATTAGTTTCATCTACAAGTGATATTTTAGATAGAGCAAATCCAGAAGAAGGTTGGAACGATGTTTACAGACGTTTAGCCTTAGACTTTAAATTATACGGTGGTTATGCTTTTGAAGTTGTTTACAACAAATCAAGAACAAGAGTAGCAGCCGTATATCATATAGACTTTAGTTGGTTAAGAGCTAAAGAAATGAATTACAGAGGTAAAATCGAAGGGTATTATATCTCTGATGAGTGGGGTGACAAATACAGATATTCCACTAAAACAGTACCCGAAGATGTTCCTTTCTTGCCGGTATATAACCCAGCAAAAGCACAAGAGGAACCTAAACAAATTTATGTTTACAGACCTTATGCTCCAGGTCAAAAATATTACCCACTACCTGATTATGTAGGTGCGTTGCGCGTAATTGATTTGGATGAGGAAGTAGACAATTTCCACTTAAACAATATTAAAAACGGTTTAGCTCCATCGTTAGCAATTACCACGTTCACTAATGCTGACCCTGATCAAAGACAGGCAATCGAATTAATGCTTAGAGAACAATACCAAGGTACTGACAATGCAGGTTCATTATTGTATATGGATTTAGATAGTCCAGAAAATGCTCCTGTTATTACACCTATCCCACAAAACGGAGCAGATGGTTACTATACAACACTAAGCGAATTAGTAACGCAAAAAATATTAACCGCCCACAGAATTACTTCACCAATGATTCTAGGTATTAAAACACCTGGTCAATTAGGAGGAAGAGATGAAATAATCGATGCTTACTTGTTATTAGTAAATACAGTAATTCGTCCTTACCAACAAACATTACTTACCTCAATTGAGGAAATGTTAGAAATGATGTATCCTGAAAAAGGAGATATTAGTGTGGGTGTACAACAATTGAAATTATTTGCGGATGGAGAAGAAGAAGTAGACGTAGTTACTTCTACAGAAGCTGAAGTAGGTGAGGATTCAGAATTAGAAGCCGAAATCGAAAAAGCAGATGAGGCAGCAGATGCAGATTCAAATAACGATAGATTCCCAATATAATGACCAGTACTTTTATCATATCAGAAGTTAAACTCCGTGAATTTACGGATATTAATGATTCGCTTGATACTGCTTTCATTAAGAATGCAATTCGTGAGGCACAAGATATTCACTTACAAAGACTTATTGGTACAGCATTGTACAATAAAATTCTAAGTGACATTGATGCTTCATCTTTATCAGGTGAGTATTTAACGTTAGTAACGTCTTATATTCAAGACTTCTTGTTATACGCGGCCTATTATGAGGCATTAGAGGCAATTTATATTAGACCACGTAATAACGGTTTACTAAACGCTACTGGTGGTGATAATAGTCAAACAGTAGATAAAACGTTGTTTGAACAAAAAAGACAATCCGTTAAAAATAAATTAGAATACTACGGAGAACGTTTAGTAAATTATATCATTGAAAAACAAAACGTATTACCCGAATTAAATGAAAATAACTTCTTGTACGAACAATACCCTGATTATGGTATTCAGTACAGAAGTCCTATTGTTTTCAAATACCAAAACAGAGGATACCATTTAAATGAGGCACGTGCAGCAGGATTAAGAATAACAGATAGTAGATATCCCCAATATCCTTGGGCTTCAAATATAGAATAAACTATGGGACAAAATTTAGGACCGTTAAATATTAAAGACACATACCAGTCGCTGGTACAAACTTCTGGTTCAGTATTTACTGATGGTACAGGTAGTTTAATTGCAAGTGTAGATATTACTGCTTCAAATGCTACTGCTGCTATTTCGTCATCACATGCTTTAGTGGCAGATAATGCTACTAGTGCCTCTTATGCTGTTAGTGCTTCACATGCTGTACAAGCCGATAGTGCTACTAGTGCTTCTTATGTATTAGGAAGTGATGTAGATGGTACTGTTGCAAGTGCAACATCTGCTTCTTATGCAGTAAGTGCATCACATGCTACTTATGCTGAGACTGCTGGTGGTGCTACTGATGTTAATGCTTTATATACAGCATCTATAACCGATGCTACTATTGCTTTCTTAAAAGGTGGAGGTAGTACATTTGACATTACAGTAGATAATGTTGCTAATGCAACTTCTGCTTCATATGCTAGTACAGCAGATACTGCAACTAGTGCTACTACAGCAACAAGTGCTTCGTATGCTACAACTGCATCATATGCTTTAAATATACCTTCTATTGATACAGGTAGTTTGATGGAAACAGGTAGTGTTGCAGATGCTACCTTAACATTTACAAAAGCAGATGCTAGTACATTTGACTTAACAATAAATAATGTTGCTAATGCAACTTCTGCTTCATTTGCTACTACTGCCTCTTATGCAGATTCAGCTACAACTGCTACAACAGCTACAACCGCTGCTACTGCTTCTTATGTGGCAGGTGCTAATGTTGATGGTACTGTAGCCAGTGCTACAAGTGCTTCATTTGCTACTACTGCTTCATACGCATTAAATGCTGAAACTGTACCTACTGGTTCATTTATGATTACTGGTAGTGTTACTGGAAATACATTAACATTTGAAAAAGGTGATGGTTCAACATTTGACTTAGTTGTTGTTGCCACAGGTTCAAGTGCAGATTCAGTTGTTACAGCATCTATAGCCGATGCAACTATTACATTCACCAAGGGTGATACCAGCACATTTGATTTAACAGTAAATAACGTAGTAAACGCGACTTCTGCATCATATGCTAGTACAGCAGATACAGCAACTACAGCAACAACCGCAACTTCAGCATCTCATGCTTTAGTGGCAGATACAGCTATAACCGCTACTACAGCAACAACTGCCTCTTATGTAGCAGGTGCTAACGTAGATGGAGCAGTTGCTTTAGCAACTAGTGCTTCACATGCCCTAGTAGCAGATACAGCTACAAGTGCTACAACAGCAACTAGTGCTTCGTATGCTACAACTGCCTCATATGCTGAAAATGCTGGTGAATGGAATGGATTATTTAATGGAAATGCTGTAATCTCAGGTTCATTATCTGTTTCTGGTTCAGGAACAATGATTGATTTTGGTACTGGAGCTGGTGAAGGAGGTTCAGGTATAATGTTTGCTGATAATCCAACACTTTCTGGAGGTACTCAAAACGCTATTATTGGTGGTTCAAATCATAGTTTATCAGATTCTAAAACTGTAATTGTTGGTGGTTTAAGTAACTCAGCAACAGGAGGTAATTTTGGAGGTGGTATGTTAGGAGGTCAACAAAACACCTTAGCAAACCAACAAGCTGCCGTAGTAGGTGGATATAGTAATAATGCCGGAGGTTCACAATGGAACGTAATTGTAGGTGGTAATTCAAACACTACAAACGGTAATCAAGATAACGTAATTGTAGGTGGTCAAAGCAACACAGTAAGTAGTGGAGTAAGTGATAGTGTAATTGCTGGTGGTAAAAATATTACAGCAGCACAATCAGATACTTTATATGCTGCTAATACAATATTCTCAGGTTCATTTGTAAATACTGGTTCAGGTACATTCACAGGAGATTTAGCTATTGCTGGAATTGCGAATGTATCTGCCTCTATTGCTGATAAAGCAATTGACACAGGTTCATTTGTTAAAAACGATGCTGATACTTATACTTCAACTCCTAAAATTGAAGAAATTGTAACATTAACTCAAGCCGAATATAATGCTATTGTTTCTCCAGATGTAAATACACTTTATGTAATTAGTGATGCTACAGGTAGTTTAGTAGTCAGTGCTTCATATGCTATTTCTTCAAGTGAAGCAGCACACGCTGTATTAGCAGATTCAGCTACAACAGCAACTACTGCTACTACTGCATCTTATATTTTAGGTTCAAACGTAGATGGAGCGGTTGCTTTAGCTACTACTGCATCTTATGTACCATTAGCTATTGAAACAGGTTCAGTATCACTTAATACACTTACATTTACTAAATTCAATGGTGATACATTTGCTTTAACTGTTGATACTGGTTCAGGTGGTGGTGG